TCTAAACAATAGAATTTTTAACATTTCAAACAAAATAATTAAATAGTTTAATCACATAATTAAGTTTAACAAATAATTTAAGATTATTCTTTAATATTAGAGATATTAGATATATCTAATAGATTAAATGATTATTATTCCATATTGATATTTATTATAATATTTTAATGATAAATATTATAAATAAAGTTATATTAAATGTTATTTTTTCAAATTTTTTATCAAATATTATAAATATAATCATTCAATAACACATTCTAATATATCTTTTAATTTAATTTTTGATATATTATCTATTAAAGTGTTCTTTATTTTATTCACTTATTTGTGAGTTATCTATTATTTTAATCCAATTTATTTTATATTATTATCTGATAATTTATTTAATAATCTTAATTTATAATTTATATTTAATATCTAATCTATATTAGCTTTTTTTGTTTTTTATTTTTTCTCATCTAAATATACTACCAATTAACTTATTTAATCACTATTTAACTAATTAAATATTTATTTATCTTATTCTAATTCTTAAGTTGTAAAAATAGAAGATTAATCTAATATAAATGAACCTACTTATGTTAATCTATCATCATCACTATCATAATTTAATTGTTTTTTACTAGATTATTCTTTTGGTGATTTTTTAACTTTTTTTATTTTAGATTAATTTATTTCACTACTATTATTTTATTATTTATTTACACTATAATTTATCATTGATTCTGTATTCATATTATAATTATTCTTATAGAATTCTAATTATTCTTATAAAAATTATATTTTTTATTATAATAATTAATTTTCTTATTATAACATATCTTCTCTATAACATTATACATTCTACTCACCATAAAATCTCTCATCTAATTTATATTTACTATTAAACATAAATATAGCCATATGTTATGTACTCATTGTTTTATTACAATTAACACATATTGGTCGTATATTATCTATTGTACTCTATCCACCATATACTTCAGGTTGTATATGCCCGAATTCACAATTATCAAATGTAATAGTAGTTATATTACAACATAAACATTTATCTTCATTAGATTGACAATATTTCTTCCATATTTATTTTTTCATTCCATCTGTTATTGCTTTTTTTTTATATTTTGTATTCATATTATTTTAATTATAATTAAAATTCATCTTATTTAATATGTAATTAGTTATTATTATATATGTTAATTAGTCTTTATATTATTTAAAAATAATATCTTAATACATCATATTATATATAATTTTAAGAAAAAATATTGATAATTAAAATCTATAATATAAATAACATTATTATATGTTATTTATATCAATATGAATAAAATAAATTGGATTAAATTAGATACATCTAGTTATCTTTTACATTTATTTGATAATAATTCAAATATTATTAAAATAGCTGGATTTGATTTAGATTCAACTTTAATAATAACTAAATCTGGTAAAACATTTCAACAAGATTTTAATGATTGGCAATTTATTATTAATCTAAAAAAATATTTTATTAAATTAAAACAAGATAATTATCATATTGTTATATTCACTAATCAATCTGGTATTAGTAAGAATAATTTATATAATGAATTTTATAATAAAATATATGATATATTAAGTTATTTAAATGAATTTAATATATCTGTATGTGTATCTTATAATCATGATTATTATAGAAAACCACTAACAGGATTATTTGATACTTATTTAAATTTTTTATCTATTTATCTTAATAGAAATATTGAAATAGATTATGATAATTCATTTTATTGTGGAGATGCTTGTGGTAGAATATTTGATAATAAAACTAAAGATTTTTCTAATAGTGATAGATATTTTGCTCATAATATTAATTTAAAATTCATATCACCTGATGATTATTTTAATATTAAATCAAATAAAAAAGTGATAAAGATAAATGATAATATAATTAAATTAAATAATGAAGATGAAATAAATAAGATATTTGATGAGATAGATAAATATGAGAATAAAAAAATAGCAATAATAATGATTGGATATCCAGGAAGTGGTAAGAGTTATATTAGTAAAATGATAATGAATAAATATAATAATTATTTTTATTTTACAAATGATAAATCACATAATAGTATAGCTATATCTAAAAAATTATTAAATGATAATATTAAACAAAATAATAATTTAATCTTAGATAATCTTCATTCAACTATTAAATCTAGAGATTATTCATTAAAAGATTATAATATTATAAACATTTATTTTAATATTGATATTGATATATGTAAACATATGAATTATTATAGAGCTCAAATAAATAAAACAGAATATATTAGTGATATAGTATATAATATATTTAGAAAGAATTTGATTCTACCAAATAATTATATTGAAATTAAAAATATTTTATATAATAATGATGATAATATAATGAAATATAAATTTATAGATTGATAAAAATTTATATAATTTAATGATAATTTTTAATTTATATATATATCACGCGCTGACATAATCTAATAAAATCATATAAATCTTAATTATAATCATTAGATGATATCAGCGCGCAAATTATATTATAATAAATATAATCATAAATATATCATAATATTTTTAATAATTCATAAAATAGGTCGCTTACGAAACTAATTTTTCATCTTGTAAGTTATATAAATATTTGTTTTATATTATTATATTATTATATTATTATATAATGGGTTTAAATAATTCTAAAAATAAAATTCATATAGATCAAAATAATCATGATAAATTATTGAGCTTAATATCAATAAAAGATAATGAAACAGCTCGCTATCAAAATAAATGGAGGCCAAATGATGAGTTATATGATCAATATAATATATATGAAAATAATATATCTCAATTAAATAAATTTAATAATAAATTAAATTCATTGAATGAAAAAAAGAATAAATTAAATGATATTATATCAAAAGATGATGATCAAATAAATATTTTGAATAATAAAACTATTTTATTAAATTTAGATAGTGAAATTATATATTTAGAAAATAAAATTAAATATATAAATAATTTAGATGTTAATATTGTTGATAATTGGTTTAATTATAATCTACAAATTGATAAATTGACATCGGTCTAAAATTAAAGATTTTATAAAATCTTTAATTTTATCCTCGCAGCAATTTTTATCTTACTCGCTTTGCTTGTAAGATAAAAATTGATAAAAGAGAATAATTTGGATGAAATTATAATAAATAATATTACATCATCAAATAATATATATACATATTTATTATTATTAGTTAGACAATTATATAATATAAAAGAAGATAAAAAAATAATGAATAAAATCAAAAAATTAGATTCTATAATAGATTTAAAATATGTAATTCATAAAATAAAAAATGATAATATGGAATATATAACAAAGATAAATTATTTAGATAAATTATTAGGTGATGATAAATTCAAATCAGTTGATAATTTAGAATATAAAGAAAAAAATATGATTAATTATGATTTATTAAAATGAACCGTGGAGAAATAATTTAGGTGTGTGAACAATCATTTTTTATTATCATATTGAGCTGTTGAGTAAACATAATCTTTTTTATCAAATGAATCTAAAAATACAGAATAAGGATTCTCACCAAGAGATATTTTTACAGCATATTCTGGTTTTTTATATAATATATCAGGAGCATACATATTTTCAAATAATGATCTCAAATAACACATTAACCATATATTTTTATATTGTGACATATCTTGTTTAATAGCTATTTCTATAATTTTAATATAATTATCAAATGATTTATCTGATATTAAATTATTCATCTTATCTATTAAAAATTTAATATCTGGTCTTTTTATTTTAGATGTTTTATATAAATCTTCAAATAACATTTTATGATGCATCATTAATTCATAAACTATATATGAATCTTCTGTTTGTTCTAAAATAGTATTTAATACTCTAATGATAACCATATTATCATCATTAATTTCATTATTATAAATATCATCTAATCTTTCCATTTTTTCCATTTTTTATTATTTTATTATTATATAATATTTATTATTTATATAATCTTAATTTATCAATTTTTTATATAATAACAATTATATAAGAAATGAATTTTTATTTATATAATGATAAATATTATGAATTAAAAAATAAAATTAATTATATTAAAGATAAATTTGGTTGGATTAAAAATTATTCTAAAATTGATAAAATGTTTTTATTTTTTTATGACGATGATGATATAAATGAATTATTTATTAATTTAATAAATATTGAAATTAATCAAATAGTATATCCAATTGGTTTAAATAATTTATCATTTGCTATCAACCATCATATTAAAATATTATATAATATAATATTAAATAATAATATATATAAATTAGATGATTTATTTGATGATAATAAATTAAATAATATTAATAATATAATAGACAATTATCAAATAAATTATAATAATTCAAAATTAACAAAATTATTAGATTATTTTAAATATAAATTAAGTGATAATAAAATTAATATAGATTATTTAAAACAACTTTTAAAAGAAAATATAATATATATCAAAAATAGATATTATAAAAAATTATTAAATTTTACATCAAATAAAAATATAATATATAATGATATTATAGAATTAAGAACAAAAATAAAAAAACAATTAAATGAATTTAATAAACTCAAAATTGATATAAAAAATAAAGAGGATTTATTACAAAATAATAATATTTTTAATAATATTATATCTAAATATTATGAAAAAATATTAATTATAAAAAAAAAATTAAAAGAAAGACGAAAATATATAAATAATAATAATGATATACTTGATAATATGAATATAATTATTAATGATGTATATAATTTATTATATAATAAAAATCTTGAAAATTATAAAATAATAAATAATGAAAAAAATAATAATCTAACTATATATCTTAATAAGAAATATCTTGAAAAATATCTTAATAAAGAATATACAAATAATATTGATATAAAAATCAATAAAATATTTGATGATATAAATGTTACAAAAAATTTTGAATTAGATGATATTAAAAAAATATATGAAAATAAAAATATAGTAAATCACAATGAATTAACATATGAAGAAGTAATAAAATATTTTTTTATTTTATATGATAATCCGTTATTTAATAATATATTTGATTATATATCAAAACAATTGAATATTGAATTAAATAAAAATATAATAAAACAAAATATAGATAATATTTGTAAATATATGTTATTTACTGAGAATGATCTATCATTTAAAAATATTCCATCTTGTGATCAATTAAATAATGAATTATATTTAGAATTAATACATCCTAAATATTGTTATGAAAGATATTTAAATGAAGAAATATTACCACATCAAAAACAAGGAATATTTGGTTTTACAAGTGATACAATTAATTATTTAGATTGTAATAAATATTTTTTTAATACATTTTTGTATAAAGATAATAATAAATTAAAAATAGATAATTTATATACAATGCAATTAAATAAATTAATTCTATATTGTATGAGTAAAAGAGATAATATATTTTGTATTAGATATGTTAATAATGGTTTACTACCTATTCATAAAATTAATAATGATAATACTTTTTTTGATACTATTAGAGATATAAATAAAAATGATATATATCTTGGTATATTAGAAAAAAAAATTAATAAATTACCTAATAAACCCCAATATGGTGATAAAATTTATTATTATATTATATATAATGGTCATTATAATGAAATATTTTTATATGATCATAATATGATTTGTACTTCTAATTATTATTTAGTTGACCCAATAGTTGTAACATTTATGGAAATACAACAATTATGTTTATATTTAAATTTATATTGTTATAGTTATAATAAAAATGATAATTATATATTTTTCTCTAAATATAATATATATGATGATAATGAAAAATATGATGAAAAAGTATATATCCCATTAGATAAAAAAGAATTTAAAAATGTAATTAATTATTATAGATCTAATATGAGATTATTAAAATGTTTTAAATATCCTGGTTTAAATGTTAATTTACCTGAATGTATTATTAAAAAATATAATGATAAATTAAAAAATGAAATCATTAGAACAGAATTAGATATAAATAATATATATAATGAAACACAAATATATTTTTATAATAATGATGATTGTAGTTTAACAAATCATAGTTTTATTAAATAATAAAATTATATATAATATATTATTATAGAATGATTTTTGAAATAAAAACTCAATATAATGGTGAATATTTTATTATAAATAAAGATAAAATTATTCAATACTATGATTATTTATATGATTTAATTATCAAATATAAAGATTTTATTAAATATTTACAATTTATTAATTTATATGAATATTTAACACCATATACTCTTAATTCAATTGATAATAAAAATAATTTATTATATAATGATATTTATAATTATTTTTCATATTTAGAGAAGAAATATTTTTATTCTACAAAATTGATTAATAATAAAGATTTATATTTATCTATTTTATTATATCAACCAATAGATAAATTATTTCCATCTTATTATGAATTATTTTATAAATATTTTAAACATTTAAATAATTTAGATATATTAGAAATTTCAAATACAACATTTGGTATAGAATCATTAGGTTATTTATCTAAAAAATTTAATCTTAATTATAATTTAAATATTTGTATAACTAAATCTAATGATACTAATTTAAATAATAGAATTGAAATGATTAGAAGAGTTATAAATAATATTACTATTTTAAATACCACTAACATTTTTAATGATAATAAATATGATTTAATTTTATTATCTAATAAGACATTTACTAATTATTGGACTACTTGTTATGATACATATTCTTCTAATAAATATATGATTTTATATTTATTAAAATCATTAAAAATATTAAAATATAATGGTAATATTGTTATGAGATTTTATAATTATACTACTAATATACAAAAAGAAATATATTATTTATTTAGATCATTATTTGAAAAGACTAAATTATATATACCAGAATGTAATAATCTTGATTTCTTTACTGGTGGTTTTATTATTGGTTTTAATTATAATAATAATATAATTAATTTTGATGATATTATTAAAAAAATAGAACAATTAGATGATAATATTTATATAGAATTTGATAAATATTTCAATAAATTTAAGTTTATAAGTGATATAATAATAGAACAAGATAAAACTAATAAATCACAAAATATTTATTCATTTTATAATATAGAAGAAAATGATAAATATAATAAAAAATTAGAAGAATATAGTAATAAATATATGGATAAAGTGTTATATAATTTAAATAATATAGATTATTATATAAATAATAAAAATGAATTAATTAAATTAAAATTATCAAAAGCAATATCATGGTGTTTAAAATATAATTTTGATATACAATCTGATTTTAGTTATATGAATTATAATAATGATTATATTAATGATATTATTATAGAATTAAATAAATATGATAATTATCAACATATACATAAATATCAATTAATATCTAATAATAATATTAATATGGATTTATCTACTTTAATAAATAAAATAACAAAATTAAATCAAAAACATATTTTAATAACTAATTATATTGATACTAGAGATACTAGAATATATAGAAAAGTTAGATTAGAATTTGATTCTTTTTATCAAAAAATTAGAAAATTTATAAATATCAATTTAGATAAAAAATATTTAAATCAACCATTTTTTAAATTATATGAAATTTTAGAATTAACTAAATTATTAGATAATAAAACATCATATAAAAGTTTTCATTTATGTGAACTACCAGGATCATTTATATTTAGTTTAGATTATTATATTAAAACAAAAACTAATATTAAAGATTTTAAATGGAAAGCACAAAGTTTAAATGAACCTAATATAGCTAAATTAGAAGATTCTTTTAAAATGTTAAATAAATATAAAAATAATTATGATTTTGGACCAAAAAATAATGGTAATTTAATATATGATTATAATATTAATTATTATTTTAATCATATAGAAAAAAATGAATATGATTTAATAACTGCTGATTGTGGTATGCCATTAGATAAAGATAATTGTGATATATTAAGTAATTTAGAATCTAATATTTTATTATTAATATTAAAGACGAAAAAAGATGGTATAAGTAAAATAGTTTATCCATTTCATAATAATGATATTAAAACTATTATTATGATTGGTTTATTAAATAGATATTATGATAAAATTTATTTTTATAAATCTGAACAATGTTATACATCTAATGAATTTTATATAATATTTAAAGATTTTAATAAAAATAAGATAGATAATGATTATGGAGAAATATATAAAACTGATTTAAATAATATAATAAAATTAGAAAAATATGTTAAAAAAGAGTTTTACTATACATTTTATAAGATATATAAAAAATTAATGATTATTAAAATAAAAGCTATTAAATTTAAAATATATTTATTAGATAGATATCATATTATATCAAATAATCAAGAATTAATTAAATATATAGATGACTATAATAAAGATATTATTTTAAAATGGTTAAATAAATTTAATTTTATATAATTATGATAACTTAATGTAAAATTATTATGATAAAATAAAATCTTAATAAATAATATATGACATTATATTTAGAAGAATTAAGAGAAAAAATAGAAAATAAACAATTAAATGATTTTTGGATTTATTTAGAAAATAAGAAATTTAAACCAATGAATACAACAAAAGATGATTTATTAGAAGAGATTAATGATAATTTAGATAAATATGTTGATAAAAGATTTGCTCATATTAAAATAGGTATAAAGAAAAATATTAATAATTATGATGTAAATCATGAAAGTGTATTTACTATTAGAATAGTTATTTATGTTATAACAAATAAAGGTAAATTTAGTAGAAGTGATGAATATACATGGGGATGTTTGATTAGATATGATCTATTTGATATATTAGATAGGAAATTTAATTTAGAAGATTTAAAAAAAATAATAAATTATGTAAATTTAGATATATTAGTTAGTGATGGTTTAAGTGGTATTTCTTATAAAACTATGTTAAATAGATTAAATAAAAAGAATGTAGATTTTTAATCAAATTCTAATTCTTCAGTATCACTATCATCACCTATTATTATTTTTTTTGTTTTTTTATTATCAATAGATTTTTTAATATTACTAATAGATGTTTTACTATTATAATTATTAATAATAATATCTTCATCATCACTATCATTATTATTAATTGATTTATTAATTATAATTTCTTTATCACTATTATCTTCATCACTAATTGATTTATTAATTTGTGTTTTTGTTGTTTTAAAAAATGATTCTACTGATATACATTTTTTTATATTAGTATTTATTTCTATATCATTATCAGATTCTTCACTATCACTATCATTTATTATATATTTATTAAGATCTTTAATAATTTTAAGATTTGATATATCATCTGGAATAGTTGAACCTGTTAATTGATTTAATATATTATTATATGTATCTCTATGAATATTAAATTTAGTCATTATAGCTTTAAAAGTATTGATATCAATTATATCTCTTGAATTAGAACTATAATGTATAATAAATTCTGGTTTATCTATAAATATTGATTTTGAATCTTCTGTTAGATTAATATTATTAGATACTATTTTTTTATTAGAATGAAATGATTTAACAATAGTTTTAATATTATCAATATACAAATTAACTTTTTTAATATTATTTAAATTATTGTCACTTTTAATTAGTTTATTAGATAATTTAATAAAACCATCAGTATATGATTCATATATAGTCAAATCATTTTTTAATTTAATTATTTCAGATTCATTATTTTTAATAATTTTATCATAATTATTTTTAATATCTTTTTCAATTAATGATATATAATTTTTTGTTGAATATAATGTTTTTTCTATAAAATTTTCATAATATTTTGATATCATTATTGTTGTATTTAACATTATATTTTCTACATAAGTTAAATATGTTGTTAATATATTTTTTATAGTTTCATCAAATATATCACTTCTTATTATTATATTTATAAATGTCGGCCAATCTACACAATATAATCCATTATTATATTCATTTATTGTATATTTAAATTTATTATTTAATAATTCTATATCATTATCATCTATATCATCTGTTTTTAATAACTTTTTAATATGTTTTATATTTAATATTTTACTATTCATATTTTCATGTGATTTCTTTTTTAATTCAAATATTGTCTTTATTATAGATGTATTATTATTTATTAAATTAATTATCTCATCATAATTTATATTTTCTTTCATTAAATTTCTATAATTATTTATAATATCTTTTATATAATTATCTTTTTTCTTATCTTTTAATATAGAATGATTTATTTCATCATTATCAAAATCTATATTTTTATTTTCTTTTTTAATATCATCTATTATATTATTGATAATATTAATTTTATTTTTTAATAACTCAACAAATGAAAATACTAAATAATCTGAATAAATAGATGTATTATATAATATTACTTTACAGTATAATATATTATATAATCGTTCTGTAAAATTATCATAAGCTTTAATTTTTGATTTTAAAAAATCATTAACTTTGAGATATAATACAATATAACCTTTTGCATTTACATATGTTAATTTATCATTATCATTATCATTATTATTATGATTATCAAATTCTTGGATTTCAATAATTAATTTTATAGATTCAAATGTTATATCAAAATATTTATTATTTATATCTTTTTGATATGTTGGTTTTAATATATTTATATAATGATTAAAAAATTCATGATTTATTATTAATTTATTTATCCAAAATGAATATAAATATTCATATCTTGGATTTTTTATATTTTCAAATTTCTTATCTAAATTATTATAATTTGGAAAATATAAATCTGTTAATTTTACATCTAAATAAGCATGAATATAATCCATATATAAATGATATTTACCTTTTGTATTTTGATTATATATTTCAGGTGTTAGTAATAAAAATTGAATAAATTCATCTAAATTTATTAAATCATTATCAAACCATTTAGTATCACTATATTCTTTGAATTTATTATCATCTTTAAATAATTCTAATAATTTAGATTTACGTATAGTATTATTATTTGTTGTACTTGGATTATATGTTGAATCTATAACCATACAATTATTCTTCTCTAATAATTCAACTAATGCTTTTATATTGTAAATTATATCATTTGATACTTTACTATTACTAATAACTCTTTTTATTAAAGTTTGTTTAGAATTAATTTTGTTTTGTTTTAAATTTGACATTTTGTTATATTCATCTATTTTATTATTTAATATATGTAAATAAAATATTTTATCAATTTTTTTCTTGTAAAATATAGTTAGTAACAAAAACAATTTAGAATGTCTATATTTTTAATATCTTAATAAATGATATATGACATTATATTTAGAAGAATTAAGAGAGAAAATAGGACTGGTTTAATAAAGAAATCATTTATGATTTCTTTATTAAACTCAGACCGGCGTTAGAAAACTCTTGAGAGTTTTCCAGCCGAAAATAAACAATTAAATGATTTCT